GGTTTGGAAAAGGCGAAGATGGAAAAGGGCGATAACCGCAAGCCCGATATCGTCACCACGAAGTTGAAGAACGGTGACGAGATCACCACGGTTTGGAGCAACGATTTCTGTTCCAATTGGGGACCGTGCAAGGTGTGGGAAACGGATATGGATGACCTCAAAAAGGAACAGAAGTCGTCCGGTTCCGTGCCCCGTTTCAAGCATTGGGGTCGGCAAGATATCGTCAACGCCTTGAAGCTCGTTACGTCGCAGCGGAACGCCTTCCGCAGCATGGTGAAGCGTGCGATTACGTTTGAGCACCAGATGGCCGCTATCGAGGGCTTGCCCAAGGTGGTCTATGAATTTGCTCAAATCGGCGCGAAGGATACCGTGTCAAAGCACGTTCTCTTGCCCGTCAAGTATGGGCTGGGGGACAAGTTGAAGGACAGCGATTGCGTCAAGGTTTCGCTGTCACCGTCCCCTGTCTGGCTCTATCCCAAGGGACAGGCTGGCGGAATGAAGCCCTACTCTGTGACCCAGATCAATAATATGGATATCGCCGCAGCGATTGCGGCGGGTGGCGAAATGTCCAATCTTACGGACACCATTGCCAAGGGTCCAGATGACGATAGCGGCGACGACACTGGCAACGGTGCCGATGCTGATATCGACGAAGCCTATGGTTTCGCGGTCAAGGCGGCTAACTGGTTTGGTCGCCGCGATAACATCGCGAAGCTTCGCAAGATACTCGCGGATAAGAAACATCCGGAGCACAAAGACTGGCTGCAACTGGTAGGCGATATCACGTCATCGCTTTACCCCACGTATAAGCGGGCCAAGGGCGAGTATGAAGCCCTTAACGAAATCGTCACCGGCAAGGATGACGACGAAACGGAAGCCGCGGCCTAACCTAGCCTAACCCTAGCCCCTAGCCCTAACCGGCTAGGGGTTTTTTTTTGTGCTTGCTTTCCGAAATGGTGCGTTGCCGTTATGTTCTCGCCCCGGTTATGCTGCATCGCAGCTACCGCACTGCAGCATACGGGTGTTGTATTTATATCACACATGTGACATTTATGCAACACCCCAACAATCTGATAGGTCCTACTTACACGTGCGTGGCGGGCTTGTGCATAGCTAAACATGCCGTTGAATAGTGGATTTCTGGAATGGATGCTCTTAGGTGCCTAAAATCATGCTGTAAAGAGGTATTGTGATATCTGATCGCGTAAGTCACTTTTCGGTTTGACTTACCCTCCTGAATTTCCTAATATATATGTACGATGGAAATGGGAAATGAGGAAACGGCGACGCAAGTCAAGCCATCCAGCCGGTGATGCCTCAGGCTTAGCGGCCAACCTCTGCATGACTGGCTCTGCAGCTTATCTGTAATTCCCTGAAGCGCTCAGGGTAGGCGTGGTGGCCATAACACCCACGGTGGAGGCATGACTGGTTCTGCGCTCCACCACTACCCTTCCGCCTACTCCTGTTGAGTACTCGCCGCACACTGGACCTGCTTCATAGCATAGCTACGAAAAGGAAGCGTATGACCAGCGTCAGCCAGAGGCAATATACAGGGGTAGGCGGTGGGGTAATACTGCCCCATCTAATCCCTAGCTAGGAGGTTAAGATGGACTTGAAGACGAAGGTGAGTACCGAAGGTGGACTAGGTAAGTTCACACCCGAGGCGTATGACGAGTACGCCAAGGAGTACCGGCGTCGTTTCCCTGAGGAGACGAAGCCGCTGACTGATGAACAGCTGTTTGCCATCGTCAGTCACACCGACGACGACATGGAAGACGCGAACTGGAGGACGTTGTTCAACGACAGCGTTGCCAATCTGACTACCACGTAGTACCATCGCCGCCGACGGCGGAGGCGTTTGTGGGTATCGCTTGAATAACCCTCACTACTTAATCGGGAGCAAGACTATGATGCGCTGTAGATTCATTGGTTTCTGCACACCTCGTGGTGATCCAGTAATTAACTGGACTAAGACTGATCCACGTGGTGTCCATGCGCTCATCGAGCGCTATGACCCGCATCCTCTGTTGGGTGCGCCTAACGGCAAGGCTACTATCACCAGCCGTATACATCAGATTGATTTTCAGAGGCGGTACTTCGTCACTGAGAATTCTTTGTATGATTTCTCGGGAGGCTAGCCATGTATGACAAAGATGGCAACCTCATATGGGATGATCTATTCCCCGACGGACGGACTATCTTCTACGAAGGAGACAAGCCCGCTGAATTTGTCGCTGAGATGAAGGAGAGGTTTAACTTCGATCCTTCGTCTTCTGCCTCTCGTCCCTTCTGGAAAGGTGAGAGGAAGGATGGCCGTAATCAGTGTTGGAATGAACACTCTGGTTGGATGTTTCACTGTCCGGGCCGTTGCATCAACGCTGTCTACGGCAGTAGCAAGTACCCATTGGGGAGTTGAACATGACACCTCAATTCTCCGTGTGCCAGTTCTTTCGTGACGGCACATACGAATACGTCCGCCGTGGCGTGATGCCTCAAGAGGCTATCGCTGCATTCGCGCATTACACCGGGAATGTCGCATCCCGGATGGGATTGGTTGATCGTGTGATTATCACCGATGGTGGTGATTACATCTGTATGGAATGGAAATTCGGAAAGGGGATTGTATTCCCTCCTCCGTCTAAGGGCAATCCTGCCCACAATCGGGAGCTACCATGACTGAAGCTATACGTCAATTGACCAACCTACGTCCTACCATCCAACAGGCAGGCGATCCAATTATGGACCGTGTTGAGCGCTTTGCTCAGCATGTCGAAACCAACTTCACTGCTACCGCAGGTGGTTTGATTAAGTCTGCCGAACAGCTGGAGTTGCGTGCGCAAAAGTTGCGTGAGCATGCAGAGCGTTTGATTAACAACAAAGGACTGGCGGATGATCTCCGCAAGTGGATCGACTTTGAACGTAAGTGTTCAACTGAGGTACAGTCTTTGGCATTTGTTACAATGCCCAATCGTACCGAATAGCACGCCGAGCATGCATCGGCTGTGCTGCCTCGCATCCGACTGGAGTTCACCCCCAGCGCGCACCGAGGATAGTGTCCTGCAAAAGTGAGATGTATAAGCAGGTATAAATTAGGAGCATCACATGGATTACTTCACACACGTTAACACCAACCTCGATGGTGGGTATTCCCATCGGATGGTAGCTCTTAAGAAACGCAATGAGCGCAAGGTACCGCCGAAGATTAAGTGGTATCCGTGCTCTCGTTGCGTTCATGCTTCAACTACCCGTAAGGACAGCCGCATCCACTTCCGCGAAGTCCACGGGTTTAAGTGTATGGAGGGGTAGATGGAAGAGACCGAGTGGTTCCTATTCTTTTACATCTTCGTACCGATGACAGCTGTGCTGTTGTTTTGTAGCGCAATTATTATTGGTGCGTTGGGTGGCAAGGGAGTTGTCGAGTACTTGAAATGCGATGAAAACCTGTCAGAAAAGGACTTGTACGATGTCTTCCAATGCTCCTGCCACAGCGAAACCGAAGCTCCTTAGGGTGGAGATTGTCGACCACACGTGCGAAGACGACAAGGCTTATTTCTTCGATATCCCTGAGGAGACTCCTTGGAGCCGTATCGAGAATGCTGTTAATCTCTTCTACCCCGAAGCTACCAGTGTAACCATTGGTATACCAGAGGAGGAGGAGGAATAGGTATCAAACCGGCCGCTGGTTCGCGTAGCATACACAAAGAAAGGAGGGTTGTCAAGTGCCTTATCACACAGACGGACAGTTTTATCACGCTACTGAACGGAAGTACTACTTCGCATATCACTACACCAACGGCATTCCTTTCGCTATGATGTGGGCGGAAGACGATGGTTTGTGCGTCGGTGGTCGTCCTGACTACATCGAAGGTACGAAGGTCGAAATCACTTCGGAAGAGTTCTCTGGGGGAACTTCGGATTTGGAGAAGGAACATCCGTTTCAAGAGGATATTCCGATATTTCTCCCGTAAGGGTTGTTTCTGGTTTGACTTACGTGCTGGAACCTTCTATACTATAAGGACAATCGGGGAGTAAGACTATGGGAAAGAGAGAAGATCAAGCGAAGCTTCGCAAGAAGTATCGCCGAGGGAGGTATGCCCGGTTCACCGGGTCTACCACTCGGTTTGCTGTACGCCACGAAGAACGCCTACTACGTGAAGGCGATCTAGATGAGAGTGGTAAGCCTGTGCATTTCCGTGATCCTGAGACCCAAGTTAGGGTTAAGGAAGTGAAAATCTTTGTCGGACCTGTGTCGTTTAGCAATCAGGTTGTCAATGGTGGGAAGAGCTACGTCAATACTGAGCGCATGGAAAGTTATTACGAACGCATTCGTACCAAAGACCAACCTCTAACTATCGCCGAAATCTTTGGCGTCAAGAATTCCAAGTATCAGCAGGTGTGGGACGAAACACCTTTTGAGAGTAGGGTTAACTTTTATTCCAACGAGCTAGGTAGGCTCGATATGTATTGGAGTGTCCGTCGATACTTCTTTGTGGAGATCGACATCGAAGCGAAAGTAATAAAAAGAAGCCGGGACTACGGCTCTCCTCAGCGTGCAAAGGACGCTGAATTGTATGACAACATTCGATGGGTTGAGAAAATCCCCATCGCTTAGTCCGCGACCAACCCGCTATTCCCAGTAGCGGCGCGGCGGTCCCGTCGTTCGTCTCTTGCCCCGATGGCGGACGGCGGGACCAACTTCTTCCCCCTACAGTATGAGTACCCATACCGCATCACGGTAGGGGAGTTTTTTGTGCCAAAATTTCCGATTAACTGTTTAATTAGGCCATTTCCGGTCAGGAGCAGGAGACAGATGGAGCATGCGACACATGACGTAAATTGGAATGCCGTTGCTGTGATGTTGGGATGCGCAGCAATTCTCGCACTCTTTTGGGTGCAACCAGCTAAGGATTACATACGGGGCAGGCACATGAAAGAACAACGACGTAAAGAAGTACACCAAATGCTCGCAGATGGCTACACCGAGAAGATCATGGACTTGATCTCACTCGGGAAGTTCACGTGGGCGGAAGCTCGTGAAGAGGGCTTCAATGTTCTGAAGCGTGCCTACCCGAAGTGTAAGGACTTGTATCCCAGTGAGGCAACACTGAAAGAAAGGATCGAGAAAACCATGGGAACAAAGGCTGATGAACACCTCCAAAACCTGTCAGATCGGACTCCGGTTGTGGCGGGAAAGGTGCTTTTCAGCCGTAGAAAATGACGACGAAGTTCCGAACCATTCACTCGTATTCGAAGCGACCAAAACGGAGAAAATTGATGTCGCAAGGTGTTATCATCATCAAGAAAGCCAACGCGGAAGTTCCGAAGGACTTTCTTGAACTCGCTCTGCAGAGCTGCCCCAAGGTGTGGGGTGCTGCATTCGTGGATAAGGGTGTCCTCGAAATCATGCACGGCGAGAACCCCGTTGCCGAGGACTTGCTCAAGACCCTTGACGAGTTCAAGGACATCGGCATCACCCTCTATCTCGGCGACAGCACGTCGGCCACCAATCTCAAGGGTGTTCCGCCGTTCCCGTTGATCGAAACCGACGATGAAGAGCCGTTGGTTGCGATCATCCCGGAAGGCAACTTCCCCGGATATGCGAAGGAGAAGAGTACCTTCCCACCGGCCTACCACCTCGCCGAACATTTGTTCGATGATTTCAATGCCTCCTTCGACATGGTCGACAAGAACCTCGACAAGTTCATGGGGGGCATCGAGAAGGATTCGTTCAAGAAGAAGATGAACCTCGCTTCGGTCAGTCGCGGGTACATCACAGTCATTGCCCGGAACAATCAGGTCATCACCTTCTCGCAAGGTGAAACCGCGAAGGATTTCGATTGGGGTTGGTGCTCCAATACTTTCGGCTATGGTGCCGAGAAGAAGGAAGAGCCGAAGGCCGAGCCGGAGAAGAAGGGTGGGATGTTTTCCCGCCGTTCGACGGTTCGTGAGAAGCATGTCGATCATCAGCCTTCTGGCAACGTCACTGGTAACGGTGCGGACAAGTCGCCTCCGACCGAGACCGCGATCAAGGCACCGGAAAGTGGCACTCCGAAGCCGCCCCCGAAGGAACCGAAGAAGCTCGTCGTGATCGAGGATATCACGATCAAGAAGATGAAGATTCCTCCGATGAACCGGAAGAATCGAGCGAACTGGATCAAGGAGAAGATCGGCTACAAGCCCAACACGATCGACGACGTCAACGCCGAGTACGAGGTGTACACGAAGCCGGACGGTACGGTGTTGTCTCGCGACGAGATCAACAGGCTGTTCGGCCTGTCGGCGGCGAAGCTCTTCGACGAAAAGAAGCTCACCAATGCTCCTCCGCTTGGTGCTCAGACCGAGAACCAGAACATCGACAGCAGCAAGGAGGTTATCCAACCGATGCCCATCCTCAGCGGGTCGGCTCGCGAGCGTTCGAAGCGGTTCATCAGCGATGAGCGCATCCTGAAGCTCATCAGTGAGAATTCCGAGGTCATCACCGATCCGGACAATGTCCAGAACACCGAGACGAAGATTCCTCCACACTGGCAACAGCTTGGGGAGAAGGACTCGTCGCAGTGGGACGCTCTTCCCTTTCTGGAGATCGAGAAGTACGGGAGGGCTGACATTCATGCCCTTGCCGTCCTTGCTTATTCTTGGAAAATGCGAGCCCTCAAGGCTGAGCATTCCATCAAGAGCAAGATCAAGGACGGTATGAAGGATCAGCTGAAGCCCGTCGAGGCCGAGGCTGAGCCGCCGAAGAAGGCCCGCGGGATGTTCTCCCGCGCAGGATAGGGTGCAGGAGTAATCCTGTCGTTCCCGGAGGGTATGGCAACGTACCCTCCGTCCCTTCACTTAACTGGAGAACCCTATGCTGCAAGCGTTGAAACAACTCCTGCCTTGGAGGAGGTCGACCCCCGAGGTTCAAGAGCCTGTCGACTGGGCGTGGACCCATGACACCCACATCATCGAGCAGTATGCTACTCAGTTGCTGTTCGTTCCCGACAACATGAAGAAAGGGTTCACCAACCATGTCGTGCTCGAAGAGTACCTCATCGGTGATGAACCTCACAACGACAAAGTCTACACCCACAATAAGTTCCTAGCCTACCGGCAGGACCTTGGACCAACACGGTCTAACGCAATCATCATGCCCGGTGATTACGTTCCCAGTGGGTTCGTCACGAAGGGCACAGCCCCTAATCCTGCAAAGATACAGGGGGAATTGTATTCCGTGAACTCTTTTAAGATGTATTTGCTTGACAAGTACAAGCAAAATGGAGTACAGTTCAGTCGCCAACGTGTGCGAGTTACATACCCATTTCGGTATGTCTCGAAGAAGACTGGGTCGTGTGTTCCACCGACTATCTCTCCACACGGTTTTAAGACAATTGCAGCATGGATGTACGTCGGTATCCCGTCGTACTGGGACAACCGTATTGGAGGGGTCTTTGCTCAACCATTGACCCTCCATGAACATGATCCACCTCGTGCGTGGATCGGGGAATTCTACCGTTTTGACGTCAAAGATAACTGATCAACACATTCCGTGCCCTGAGTGCCCGTCGTCTGACGCTTACTGTGTCTACGATGACGGGCACGGGTACTGTTTTTCATGTAATTATTATAAGCCTCGGGAGGGACGTATTTCTGATAAAGACGTGACGTATGAGTATTTAGCTCATCGTGGTATTAATGCTGAGACGTTTAGGTTTTATGATGTTAAGACTAAAATTGATGCTGACGGCAAGCCTCTTTCTTTGGGTTTTGTTTACCCTAATGGAAGTGTTAAAGTTAGAGAATTACCCAAAGGTTTTCATTCAGTAGGTGATATAAGTAAAGCTGGTTTATTTGGTCGTAATAAGTTCGGCCCCGGTAGCAATCGGTCAATAACTATCACTGAAGGGGAACTTGATGCGCTTTCACTATACCAAACTCTTCACAGTCCCGTTGTTTCTGTTAGGAGCAGCGGTAGCGCTCGGATGGATTGTACCATTGATCGCTCCTATCTCAATAGCTTCGAGCGAATATATCTCGCCTTTGATGGCGATGAGCCGGGACGGGTTGCTGCAAGCGAGGTCGCTCGCCTGTTCGATTACAACAAAGTCTACGATGTCCGCTTCACCGGAAACCTCAAAGACGCCAACGATTACCTCCGCAGTGGGGACGAAGTTGGACTGAGGCAAATCTGGTGGAACGCTAAGAAGTTCCTTCCGGACAACTTGATCTCCTCCCTCGATGCGTTCGAGAAGGAACTTCTTAAGCCATTGAAGCACGGCGTTCCTCTACCTTTTCCTACTTGGAATAATATGGTTTATGGATTGCGAACTGGTGAAGTTGTTTTGATTACTGCCAAGACTGGTGTAGGTAAATCGACTGTTATGCACCAGATACTTCACAACCTACTGAAGGAGACAGAGGACAATGTTGGCGCGATCTTTATCGAAGAGAGTAAGCAAAGACTACTCCAAGCGGTGGCAGGCGTTGAACTCCAACGTCCAGTCCACTTACCTGACTCCGGTGTTGAGCCTTCTGAGGTCGTATCCGCTATCAAGCAAGTGGTGCGCTCCGATGATCGTCTGTACGTCTATAATCATTTTGGTACTGACAGCGCAGACACTATTCTCGACACTATTCGGTTTCTCGTTACTGCTCGTGGCTGTCGGTGGATTTTGTTCGACCTTATTTCTCTGGCCGTTACTGGTCTTGGCGGAGATCGTGAGAGGGAAGCCCTCGAATACCTCTCCGCCCGTCTCGAAACCCTCACCCAAGAGTTAGACTTCGGGTTGGTCATGGTGAGCCATGTCAATGATTACGATCAAACACGTGGCTCACGCATGATCGAAAGTAATTGTCACATCCGTGTGCATCTGAGTAGAGACGTTTTATCAGACTCTGACAGGTCTCGGCTAACAACTAACGTCATGATTTATAAGAACCGTTATGCTAGCCAGTCAGGACCTGCAGGAAAGCTTTTATTTAATCCAGTTAGTCATACGTTGAGTGAGGACTTTGGACAACCAGCGAACGACAACATCATCAACGAAATGGCAGAAGCAGCATGAACGCTTTAACAAAGAAAGCTATCCAAGGTCTATGTGACTGCTGTGGGTTGCTTAAGAGAATAAAGATGTATGTTCTCCAAGATGGTAGTACCGCGTGGGTCTGCAAATCTTGCCGAGAAGGAAAGAAGCAATGACATGGCTTAATGGACTGTCTGATCAAGATCGGCGTGAAATGTACGAAGATACTTGTAAGGCGTACCAGTCAAGTGAAATTAGTTTAGTAACTTTTACTACCAGCTTAGCTAAATTAGGTTATAATGCGACGGACATAGCAGAGCTAGAGAAATTCTATCGTCCTAGTCCGCCGGAGAATGATGAATGAAAGTATATAATCGTAAAGAGTTTTTAACTCTCCCTGCAGGTACTATTTACTGCAAAGGGAAAGAATGGTATTTCAACGAATTCTGTATTAAAGCCCAGAGTTGGGAGAATGATTGGGTTTATTTAGGGATGTGCTGGCCCGATGGTAAAGACAGTGGAGAATGCTTTGACCGCCTTGAAGACAGTCTTCTAAACGGTACAAGCTACCCCTGCAATTCCTCCTACGGTCGCGATGGTTCATTTGATGACAAGGATTTATTTTTAGTCTTTGAAAAAGACGATCTCCTACAACTTAAGGAAAAGGTTGAGGAGGCTTTAACTGTAGGGGACTAATAATGATCATCAGCGGTGACGACAACTACTGTGATGTTCAGCGTAAAAAACAACAATGGGAAGAAACCCATGGCGAAACCAAGGCATCCGGACACCGACCGGATAGTCGAGGAGATACTGAAACGAACTCCAGTGAAGCAGATACTCGACACCTTCAACCTCGACCATCGGACGTTCGGTAATATCCGGGATAAATTCACTGAGACGGTAATCCGTCGGAAGTTCGTTCCGGGCGAAGGCCAGAAGAGTTTCTTCGATATCTGGAAGAACCTCTAGGAGCCTCGTACAGAAGAGTAAAAGTGTCCCGCTACCCCAGTACCTGCCGCTAGAAATAACGCACCAGCGGCCTTCTAATTCAATCCTAGAGGCATTCCATGAGCAGTGTAGAACAACACGAAGAAGAGACGGAGTTTAGGGAGACTAAAACCCCTTTCCTTCGCGTTGCCACAGGTGGAAAAGGCCCACCGGGGAATGACGGTCCTGCTGACAATTGGTTAGAAAGATTGGAGATTAGGTCAGTATTTTGTTGCAGAGCCAACGTAAATACTGTAGATTGGGAGTTGTATTTCTTAGTCCATAAATTCACGAACATCTATCTCCTGAAGATGGAGACACCGGATGGAAAGGTGTGGGAACGACGTGTCGACCCGAAGATGTTTTGCAAGCATTACCGTGATTATGAACTGATCGCGGTCGAACCACAACCAACAATAGAAGCTCCTGAAGGAGACGACAATGAACACAGTGATCGGCCCCATTGACGCTGCAACTTGGTATTGTATGCGTCAGTGCAACGAAGCTATCCGCTTCTGCATCGACCAGAAGGACCCGATGTACGACATCGAGATCAAGGCAGAGAAAGAGCTGCTGAAGACGTTTAAGGACAGCATTCCTCGGTATACCGTGGAGGCTGCATGAAACGTTGGATCGTAGAAGATGAATACGATTACTTCCTCGCTAATTCAGAGTGGAAAAACTGCCCTGTCCTTGATTTTGATTATCTTGAAGACAGAGCGTTGATAATCGACTATGATCGGTGTAAAGCTGAAATGGAGGATATCCAAAGTAAGCTTGACACTATCTA